TCTGCTTTTCGTAAAGCTGGATTAGATCCTGATAACTTGGGTGATGACATAGTCCAAGAACTAGTAAACTCTGGACTTGCCCCTCGATCCTCGGATCTTATGGGTAAGCATGGATTTATAAATGTATTTGCTGGTGACATTGTAAAAGAAACAATGCCTATTTATTCTCGTGTTCCAGAATTTATTAAATCAATAAGAAGAGTTCCTGTGTTTGGTAACTTCATAGCTTTCCCTGCTGAAATTATAAGAAATTCAACAAACATACTTAATCGTGGCTTAACAGAAATGGGTTTCAAAGCAAGTGATAGCTTGATAGCAAAGATAGGTGCAGATAAAGCAGCTGTTCTTGAAAGACAGATTCGTGCTATTGGTGCAAACAGATTAGCCGGCTATGTGAATATGGCTCTAACAGTTCCAGCAGGAGTTACAAAAGGTGCTTTGATGGGCACTGATATGTCACAAGAAAAGTTAGATGAAATTAGAAAGTTAATGCCAGAGTTCTTGAAAGGACATCAAACAGTTCCTTTAAACAATCCAAAGGATGGCAAAAAGTTTGAGTATGTAGATTTAAGTTACATGTTGCCTTATGATTTTGCACTGGCACCTGCAAGACTTGCCTTACAAACGTATAGTCAAAAAGGAGAAGTTGGTGCATCTGAAGCAGAAAAAATAATGGGTGGGGCATGGCAAGCTTTCAAAGCTTTAGCAGAACCATTTGCAGGTGAATCTCTAATTGCAGAGCGTGTGTTAGATGCTCTTCCATCACAGTATCTTGGTCGTGGTGGACAAACACCTACTGGATCTCCTATATGGAACGAGGCAGAATCTGCTGGAACTAAAGTTCAAAAAGGATTTTATCATATTTTAGGTGGTTTAGTCCCTGGTGGTGTAGAACAATTTGCTAAGTTAACACCTCGTGGTTTTGAACAAGGCAGAACTTCTCTAGCTATATCTGGAGATGCAGGATCAACAGGAACTAAGTATGATAAAACAGAAGAAGCTTTGACAGCATTTACTGGAATAAGAAAGCTTGAGTTAGATATACCAAAATCATTGTCCTTTAGTGGTTTTGGTTATACACAAACAAGAAGTTCTGCTATAAGAGGTTTTGGTCAAATAGCAAAACTAAACAACTCAACTAAAGAAGATGTGTTAGCATCTTACGTTGAGGGTAATAATAATTTATTCAGAGTGCAAAGAGAAATGTTTGCAAAAGTTAAAGCAGCAAGAGCCGCAGGATTGTCAGAAAGAGATATAATATATGCTCTTAAAGAAGACTCTAATTTAGGAACTCAAGAATTAGGTATGATTTTAAAAGGTCAATTTAGTCCTATTAAACCAAGTAAAGAACTCTATGAATCTATATATAAAGAAAGCAAGATCAGAATGGAAAGAAGAGCTTTAGATAAATTACCAGTGCCTGAAATGGTTGATATTTACAAAGGTTTGATTGGTAAATCATTGTTATCTGGAGATCTGGATAATATGAAACAAGAAATGCCTACAGTTAATATTAAAGATTTAAGTTCTGAGGATACATCAACATTGCCTACAGTTAATATTAGAGATTTAGTTCCTAATACTGCCACAACATCTTCTGCTCAAACAAGAACTAATCCTGCTTTCTTAGGAAGCAATCCAATTGATATTCTTAAAAACTTAACCATAGGAACTAGAACACAATGAAACTATCCGACAACTTTTCTCTAACAGAATTTACTAAGTCACAGACAGCTGAAAGAAAAGGTATAGAAAATAATCCAAACGAGATTCATGTCATGGCTATGGAATCTTTGTGTTATAATGTACTAGAAAGAGTTAGGGCTGCTTTTGCTAAACCAATTAATATTAACTCAGGGTATCGAAGCGTTGCCTTATGCGAAGCGATTGGATCAAAACCTACCTCACAGCATTGTGATGGAGAAGCTGCTGACATAGAAATATATGGCGTAAGTAATTATGATCTAGCAAAATACATAGAGAACAATTTAAACTTTGATCAATTAATATTAGAATGTTGGGATGGTATAGACCCAAACTCTGGATGGGTTCATGTATCTTATGTCAACGAGAACGCAAACAGAAAAGATGTGCTAACATATACAAGAGAAAATGGATACACGAAAGGAATTATATAATGCAAGACGGACCTTTTAAACAAGCTTTTGAAGGAGACACAGAAGGTGTTATCCGACAAGAATTAATAACTTACAAAATTGAAAATGGTTTATTGAAAAGAATAGTAGTGACAAGAGAATATAAAGACTCTGAGGACTATCTAGATAATTTTTCTTCATCGACATTGGCAACCATGCACTAATGGCGTACAAAAGAAACTATCAACGTGAATATGAGATTGAACCTAAATCTCGCAGGAAAGAACGAGCTAATAGAAACTTAGCTCGTAGAATTATGATGCGTAAAGGTAAAGTCAAAAAAGGTGATGGTAAAGATGTCCATCATGTTGGTGGTAATGCTCTTAACAAAAAGAGTAAACTTAAAGTGATGGCTGCATCTAAAAACAGATCTTATCGTAGAAACAAAAAAGCTGGTAAAAGGAATCCTAAGTCATAATGTCTGATCTCATTTGTAATTTACCTTCGCAAGATGTATGGGTCAGAAAAGAATATCTAAGGGATCATCAAGATGGACACGGTGAATTTGTTGCTGGAGTCTGGGTTTCATGTAAATCTATACCTGGCAGAGCATTTTATTTCGAGACTTACTTACCTGAGTATGGTGCTTTGTTTGATAAGCTACCTATTAGTGCGTTTGTTAGTCGTAAAGAAACACCAGACCCAGACCTTCCTCTTAATAATTTGCAGTTTTGGAATTGCATGGATTATGGTGTTGTTGCTATTTGTAAGCAGTTCATCGGTTCAATGGACTATGAAGTGTTGAGCAGGGATCACGGTTCTCTGACGGGTTCTTATATTTGTACATTAGATAACTATCATTCAGATATCGACAGCATAGATTATAGTACCAGTGAAACTCCAGCTGAACATAAATCACACAATCTTTTAGAATTAGAAAACGGACAATTCTGCCTGTATCCAAATAACAGGATGAGAGTTTATGACAATTCATTGACTCCTCAAGAGCCCTTGCAACCAGACTTCAAAGTTAGTACAGTAGAGTACCAAGTTGAGAATGGTAACAGAACAAGACTTGGTGACACGGATGAATACTTTTGGAAAACCAAAGATGAATGATAGAGTTTGCTTTAGTCTATATGATAGGCACAATAATTATTAACCAGGATCAAACATTTCCCAATGTTAATGATTGTCTTTATTTTGCTAGAAGATTAAACGAACAACCAGAGATTCCATACCCCAATGACAAGACAAGAAAGATCACCGCCTATTGCAAGCCCGTGCCTAAACGTGTGCAAAATTAAAAAAAATATTTGTATAGGATGTTTTAGAACTTTAGATGAAATATCTGTGTGGTCTAGTCTATCAAACGAAAAACGTAACAAAATCATGGAATCATTAAAGAAACGAGGCTCTCAGATGCCTCAGAATCGTTAAAGTATAACGACTTGGTATGATTACTAGCTGGAATAAGCTTCTTTTGTGTACGTTTATGATACATACCTTAACATTGATTCACGCTATTTCAGCACTTATATGTTTCATATTTACCCAGTTTTTTATTATTTAGAAGTAATCTATAACTAATAATAGAAAAGGAGAAATAAATGTTATCAAAATGGTTTTATAATTTTAAGATAGGAAGAACAATACAAGCGTTACACAGTCTGGACGATCACATATTAAAGGACATAGGCATTCATAGATCAAATATTAGATCTCATGCATATGAAGCTTTTAAAGATGAAAAGCCAGAAGAAGATCCTTTGACAGAACTACACAATCAATATGTAAAAGCAGGTTATTAATCAACCTCTCCCCAATTGTTACATAATACTGAGTCAACTTCAAACGGGACTTTTAATCCTGGTATACAATTAGACATGATATCAACTATCTTGTCTGATTGTTGTTGACTACTAATATTAAAACATAGTTCGTCATGCACAGTAAGTGTTGGACATAGTCCCTCTTTATAACATTCTACCATAGCTTTTTTAGTTTGATCGGCACTTGATCCTTGGATTAATTTATTTAAAGCTTTGTATGTAAATGCTCGTCTTAATCTATTCTTTGAACCATATTCTTTCTGTGCATCTTTTAAAGACATAGCTTTGTTATAACCATAAGACACCGGCTCCCACATATCGAATCTACATTTACGTCCTAACCAAGTTCTAATAACACCATGCTCTTTTGCATGACTTGATGTCATCTCAGCTATACCTTTTACAAAAGGAACTTTTTCATGATAAATTGATAAAAGTTTTGTAGATTCTTCTTCATTAATACCCATGACATCCGCTAGTTTTTTCTTGCCCATACCATACATAATACCAAGATTAACTGTCTTGGCTTCCTTACGAGATATACCCGCCATATCTGCTACCATTTGATGAAAGTCAGCATTTCCTTTATTATACATTTCTATCACTTGATCTATCTGAGGATGTTTATTATGACCTGTCAAGCTACCACAATAATGAGCTAACCATCTTGGTTCTTGTGATGCATAATCAAAGGAACCCCATTTGTGGCCCTCCTCCGGGATAAACAAACCACGAATTAATTTTTTGATCTCAGGATCTCGTGCAGGTATCTGCTGCAAATTGGGGTTGCTTGAACTAAATCGACCTGTTACAGTTCCTCCATCATCGGATCTTAAAGGATTAAAATCACAATGAATTCTACCCTTATGAGAATGATTAAGAATAGTTTCAATAAACGTAGTGTTCGCTTTATTAAGTTCTCTTATTTTAAGAATCTTTGCCGCAATGGGATGAGGGTGATTAGAGAGAAATTGTTTTGTAAACATGGGTGCCCCAGACTTTTCTGTGCGAAGATAGTGGATCCCAAGGGAGTCAAACACTTTTGCTATAGATGTAGCGACCCAAGGTTCAATAGAGAAACCTGTTTCCGTGGTTACCTCTTGAAGTAATTCCTTTTCACGTTTACCCAACATTTTTTTAACTTGTTCTGCTTTATCAACATCAACTCTTACACCCTTGGTTTTCATATCTAAAAGTACGGGAAGCAGACTAGATTCTAAATTAAAAATTGAATTACACTCTTCTTTTTCTAAAAGAGGTCTTAGATGATCCCAAAGTTTTAATGTAACACTGGCATCTTGTTCAGCATAAGCACCAACAAAACGACTTGGTAACTGCCACATTCCAGACTTTGGATCTACACCAAAGTACTCAGCAGCTTTGTTCATCATTCTTTCGTTCTTCCACTCTCCAAGATACTCCCCTGCAAGCGAATTAAGATTGTAGTATCTTCTGTTCTCGTTCAAAAGAGGTGCTGCAATCATAGTATCAATTATCTTACCTTGTACTTCTATGCCCTCGGCTCTTAACCAACCCAAATCATACATAGAATTGTGAAAAACTTTTTCTATATTAGGTGTTTGCATTTGTTTTTTTAACCAGGAGAAAACTTTTTTAGGTTGTATGTTACCACCACCCTCATGTCTTATTGGATAATAACCTATGAAATCTCCTGCAGCCACTGCCACACCAATAACATAACCATCACCTCTACACCACCCAGGTCCCAATTTCATTAGGTTTGGATCTCTTGTTTCTAAGTCAACCGCAATTCTGTCGTACTTGGTTAGGTCTGGAAAGGTAGAAGGAGGTGACCAATCACTTTCTAATCCAATGGCTGCTACTTCCTTTATGTCTTCATTCATTAAGTCTGGCATTTCTTCTGGTCCCTTCGCTTTAAACCAATCCCCACCCATGTTGGCTAAGTTATATTGATGCGTTTTTTTCATCGTTAATAATTTCCCCACCCAATGCTGCATATCCTATTATATCTATCCATGAATCATCATGTTCCATTGTTTCGGCTAACCTAGCTAATTTAACACCGATCATACAAGCAACTACCTCTTCGGCAGTCACTTCTCTTGCTAATACAACAGACCATATCTTGGCTATCCGTTCATGATTAAACTTAGCTGGTCCATACTCCTTGGCTCTCGGTCCGTTGATTAGTTTCTCTGCCTCGTCTAAAAAATGTTTTCTATCCTTTTTAGCAAAGTCTTTAATCTGTCTCATGTTCTCTTTCAGTTCGTTTGATATAGTCATAATTTAAACCCATTTTCTGTTTTTGATTCTACAATATGTAGTTCTTTTTTTGCTCTTGTCGCTCCTACATAAAAAGTCCTAATCTCGGAATCTTGATCAGGACTTTCTGCACATGCTCTTGACGAATCTAGCATAAGTAGGACGTTGTCTGCCTCCCCACCTTTTGCCTTATGGATCGTTGATACTTTGATTCTTGGAGAACCGTTCCAAATCTTCTCCCCACTCTTCCTCACTGAGTTGATGTAAGTCAACTCCTTGTCTGATACTTTTACCACTTGGTTCCAATGTGTCTCCGCTGACACATCTAGACAATCTCCCATGTGTTCTATTGAGTATAGTTTTTCTGGGTCTAAAGAAGTTAACACTTTTTTTCCATGTTTGGTAAACACATGAGGCTGTGTTATCTTCGAGAAACTCTTCCATTCGCTTATAGACAATTGTTGATTTTTGCATATTTTATTCCACACCTCTATTCCGTTAAGTACATTTGGGGAAATAGACCAACCAGAACCTTCTTTCCAAAAGAGGTATCCACTTTCTTTAAGTTTGTTAGCAACTTTATTAGCAATGTAATTCGTTCTTGCAAGGATCAACCACTCTCCGGTTCTTAGGTCTACATCCATCATATCATAATGCCACACAACGGAACCTTTTTTTGTGGTGGGTTGCCAAACTTTAGGTTGTCTGTTAGAGAGCCTTTCCACTAAATTTTCTACTATGCCATGCACATGTAAAGGTATTCTGTATGATTGATCTAATATAATTTTATTAGAACTAGCATTTAAAAAGTCTTTAACATCCACTCCCATCCAAGAATATATACATTGATCGTCATCTCCTGCATAAAAAGTTTTCTTTGCCCTTGGAACTAAAATTTTTTTAACCATGTCCCATTGCATAGGAACTAGGTCTTGTGCCTCATCCACTATTAATAAATCTAAACTCGGACCCTCGCCTTGATCTATAAAATCTTGGATCATGTCAACAAAGTCTCGTTTCTTCATGGCTTTCTTATAATCATGTAATACTTTTTCAACTAATTTTGCTTGTTGAAAATTCATCCTACGGTCATTTGTATCACTGAACTGTTGCTCTAAGCTTACCCCTCGAACACGAGCCATGTTAATTAATCCAAGATAAGAATCTCCTCCTTTACCTGCCGTGAACAATGTACCATCTGACATACTAATAGATGAATTAGCAGAAAATTCTAAACCTACAAGTTCTCCTAATTTTGTATAATCATTGCCAAACAAAACATCCTTTCGACTAATCCCTAACCATTGAAAAGCCAATGAATGTAATGTTCTAAACCAAACAAGTCTATCATCACTAATACCTAGTTTTTCTATTGTTCTAGTCTTTGCCTCTTCCGCAGCCTTCCGGCTAAAAGAAACAAAGCCTATATTTTCGGGTGGTGTTCCATTCTTTATTTCTTCTTGAACAATAGATATAAGCTTAGTTGTTTTTCCCGTCCCTGGTGGTCCAAATATTGTCGTTTCCATTACATCTCCAATCTTCCGTGACATGCTTTACACACACATACACATTTCTCAATTTCTTTATCTATTAAATCTATACTTCTATTTTCACTTACTATTTCTGCTACAGCTTTGTATTTCATTTCTGGAATAACATGATGCCATTGTAAGTTTGAGGATTTTTCATTGTATCCACACATCTCACATCCTCTTTCCAATTTTATCTTGTCTACATAATCTCTCGCTCTTCTCCTTGCTCTTGACCACTTATTTGTCATCAAGGCACAATCCTTTTGCGTATATTCTGACTGCCTTTGGATAAA